ATCCCGCCAGACGTTCTCTTGAAGCTGGGCATAAAGCACCCCTTAGAACGTCACGCTGCCCATGCTGTAGATCGTCACAGCAGCCGTGCTGACATCGGTGAAGGTGACCAGGAAGTCCTTCTGCGCGTTCTGGGCAATCGTCATCGTGCCACTCAGGGTGAGGCCAGTGTTCGTCGTCATCGTGATCGTCTCGGCAGCATCAGCCGTGTTGCGGATCGTGACGATAAACGAGGTGCCTACGATAGCGCCAGGAACAGCAGTGAGAAGGTTGGCCGCAGTCGGGAACAGATCAGCACGAGCAGCGCCATTCGGATCGCGAAGGATCAGACCAGTCTTCAACTGAGCAGCCGTGTAGGTGACAGCGCCAGCGGTGGAGACCGTAGTCGCCGTCAACTGGAAGAACGGCACGCTGGACGTGTTGAGAACAACGCCAGTACCCTGAGCGGAAAGCGTCAGCGAGTTGTTCGCCGAAGCATCGGGGCTGTACCCCTGAAAACCATTCTGGCTCCGTACGGGGCCAGTAAACGAAGTGTTAGCCATTGTAGCTCCTTATGGGGGATCAACTCACTCAGTCTCCCATAACGTCTGCTGTAGCAGTCTGGGTGAGGTTGAGGTTGTCTGTGACCTTACATTCTGCCAAGTGATGCTCGACGAAATGCTTTGGCCTGGATATATTGTCCGAGTGTGTGATGACTCTGAGGTTCCACGGAACATGGAGTCCACAGATGATCTTCCCATCCAGCGGGACAATATGATCTACATCGAATTGTATACCAGTTTCTTGTTCGCGCCGTTCTGCTTCTGCGTGGAGATCTTTTATCTCCTCGCGCATTTGCTGGGTGATCCAGGGAGGGGTGGCGCTGCGGAGTCGGGCGCGGCGGAAGGAGCCGATGGCGCGGTGGATGTGCGGGTTGTTCTTTTGGTATTCTCTTGCCTTCTTCCTGAGGGCATCGCTGTTCTTTATCGCGTAAGCCTTAATGGTCGCTCTTCGTTTTTCTTTGTTCTTTTCGTAGTCTCTTTTCTTCCTAGCAAGAACCTTCGGCCTCTGCTCTGGCTTCAGTCTATTCTTCTTGTTGTTCTCCATTTGGCAGACATAGCAGCCGCCGGAGTCAGCATATCTCTTGTCGAGATGGTCACGCTGGCAAGGAATCCCGTTGAAGTAGAACTTTGATCCAGACGCCTTGGCATCGGCGCGAGTCAATGGCAGATCGAAGCCAGCGGCAAGCATCTTCTCCCTGACGGAGTTGAGCCTGTCGGCCTCGATCAGATCCTTGATGTGCTTCTTCTTGGCCGCTGCCTCTCGCCGTATAGAGTTCTTCTTTTCGTATAGAGCTAGCTTTTCTTCTTCCGTCAACGACTTGAATGATTTTCTAGCGTTCTCAAAACTGCACTCAGAACAGCCAAAAGAGGACACAAAGCGTTCAGCAATGTGTCCTCTATTGCAGGGTTTCCCCGTGAAGTAGTGGGCTAGTCCTAATTCTTTGGCTTGATCTCTTGAGATGATTTCCATGCAATCATCTTAAGCCAAGATTCCAAGACAGTCAAATCAAAACTAGCCCTTTGTTTTCAGTGTTTAGGAAGCGCCAGGGCTGCCGAAGATGCCCAGCGGGTCAGACCACCCAAAGGCGAAACGTTCGCGTCCCTTGTACCGCATGTTGCCCGTCTCGAAGTCGCCTTCCGCCGAGGTCTTCAGCGTAACGCGCTCGAACATCTTCAGGCCGTTCGGCACATCCGTCTTCAGGAACCACGCATTCGTGTCCGTCAGATAGTGGTTGACCGTGTAGCCTTCCGGCACCGACGACAGGTTGTAGATCGCGTTGATGTCGTTGTCAGCGGTGTTGGTCCGCAGAACCGACTTCAACAGGCGCTCCGCAACAAACATCAGAGCCGGGGGAACGATGAGCTTCCGGGGCTTCGCAGCGATCAGCAGGCCACGTTCATCCGTCCACCCAGCGATCTGGATGATCGCGGCTTCCAGCGAGGTCTCATTGAGATCCGCGCCAGTCGTGGGACGGTTGGAGTTCGTGCCACCCGTGATGAGCGGGTGATCCGTGGCGCAAAGCCGCTTGCCGTCGCCGCCCGTGTAGCTGGCGCTGAACGCGTTATTCAGGATATTCGCGCCCTTCACCTGCTTCGTGTTGGCAAACGCACGGGCCAGAGCCTTCGTGTACCGCTGGGCAACCGAGACGTACAGGTTGTCTTCCATCGCCTCTTCGGTGATCGCAAACCCGAGAGCAATCGTCTCGTGCGTATACCGCGAGGTGTAGGCATCCTGCGCGAAGTCGTAGGCAATGCTGCCACCTTCCGACTTCACCGGAGCCGTACCGAAGCCCGAGAGCTTCACTTCTTCTTCAAAGGCGCGTTCCGAGCTAGAGATCTCGAAGATCTCCTTGTGCTCTTCGCCATACCGAGCGTACTCCAGACCGAACAAGGCGTTCAGGCCAGGGACAAGCTCTTTCAACATCTGTGAACGAGTAATCGCCATGATTGATTCTCCTTTCCTTGTTCAGTTCTTAAGCGCCAGTAGCGTTCGCGTAAGCGTGTACGCCCTGGTTCCAGATAACGAGGCAATCCGTGTAGGCATCGCCCGGGGTCGAATAAACCGACTCCACGAAACCGATGATCTTCACAGCCAGCGTGTTCGTCGAGGCAACCGCCGAGCCATCAAGAGCGCAGGTCGAGTTGCCGCTAACGGTAGAGCCAGCGGTGACATTGACCAGCGGCGCGTTCAGGCCGAGAGCCGTCGTAGCGACCGACTCATCCGCCTGCACCTTGAAGACAACCCGGGGGTCATCAACAACGTAGACGTAGATGCTGGTCAGGCCAGCGTTCGTCGCACCAGCGGGGAGGTACTGCGCCCAGGTGGGACGGCCAGAAGCATCGACATACTCGCAGCCGACAAAGATGCCGACCGGGGTGTTCGTGTTGCGGGTGGTGGTGGGCGTGGCACCGATAACGGTGATCACACCAGAGTTCAGACTTACGGCAGATCCGAAGTAGATGGCGTTGGTGTTGTTCGCACCAATCGGGAACTTCCGAGCGGCACCACGGAGCGCAGCGCCAGCCAGTTCATACGGGATCAGGCCATAGGGAGTAGCAGTAGCAGCCATTTTCTTCCTCTAGTTTCCTGTTCCGAAGGTGACCTTCGTATTGCTCTCCTTGAAGAGCGGCATACGCGGATCATTTTCCTTCATGAGATTATTGTTGACCGCATCGGCTTGGCGACGAGTGATGTCCTCGTAATAACGATTCCTTTGCTCGACCAAGCTACGAGAGGCTTTACAGAGAATGAGGCCACCGATCTCAATCGTGCCAGACTTCGATTCATTCATGATGATCTCAGCCATGATTTCCGGGTGGTCTTCCGCTCTCGCAACCGTCCAGCCTTCACGAAGACGCATAGACACATTGGAGGGGTCGGCCTCACCACGGATGGATTTGCGAACCCACCGGAATACCCAGTCAGCACTGGGGGTCGGTTCGGGCAACAACGAGGGGGGCTTCCAGTTTTCTACGCGGGATTCAGCTTCCCGAGTTTCCAGTTCACGATTCGGCTTCATTATTCCATCTCCTTCTGCTGCTTCAGTAGTTCTTTGGCGTACTGCTGGGGCGTAATTCCCAGGCGCTTGGCGACGGCGAGAGCCGATTCCGTAAGCTGTACTTTGGTGCGGGTTTGGCCGCTAGGCGTCCGAGACGAACTAACGACGACTCCGTTTTTAGGCTTGGGTGCTGGGGTAGCAGGTTTTTCCTGCGTCCCAGGAATGTTGTTCTTGAATTGATTCACGGCAGTGTCAATGGCCTGATAGTACTGATCGGATTCCGTATCAACTCCAGCGTTAACCAGCTTGTTGTGGATGTCGATAGCGTACCCGGTAAGCGCCATGTCCTCACCGAACCACGGGTTGCGTTCCTTCCACAACACAGCCTTAGCAGATACCTGAGGGGCCTGAGGTTGGGGTGCAGGCTGAGGAGCATACTGAGGCTGCTGTGTTTCCTGTGGTTGTAGATAGCTTACGCTGGATCCAGTCGGCGGTGTGTACGATTCGAGTACTCGCTTTTCGTTAGCCAGCACCGCAATTGCTTCCTGCGCCGAAGCCATCTTCTCCGTATCGCCGGATTCGTAGGCTTCCTTCAACTGGCGCTTGGCAGCTTCCAGGTCAGAACTCTTCTGCTTGACCGAGGTCTGGATCAGCGCACGCTGACTGGCTTCATTCTGCTGGCGGAACTGCTCCAACTGCTGGTGAAGCGCGGCGGCGTAGTTCAGCGCCTCAGACTTCTCCCGCTCAGACCGCTCTTTCTGTCGGCGCTCCTCGTGGAATTCGTACTTCAGGCGCTTGATGCGCTTCTGCACGTTCTCCGAGTAATTCTTCAGCTCATCTTCTTCACCCTGCGGCTCCGGTTCCTTCGCTTCGGTGCGCGGAGGGCGGCGATCTTCCTCAGGAGTGTCGTCAACAACTTCAATCTCGAAGTCGTCTTCTGCTTCCTGCGGTTTTTGCTCCTCTTTCTCTTCAGCCTGAGGGAGCATCAGCTCAGATTCCATGTAATCTTCAGGCATTAGACGCGCTCAACCTTCCCCGGGTCAGGAACAACAGCTTCCGGCGTGTCGTCATTGATGAGACGGTACTCGTCGCCGTCAATTTTGATGCGAGTACCCGAGTAGCTACGCAGAATGATGTAATCATCCTTGGCGCACCACGGGCCACTTGGGAATCTGACCGGATCCTTGTAGGCATCAGGCCCAATCTCGATAACCTGAGCAATGAGAGAGGCCGTATTCTCGTCCTGCTTCGTTTGATCGGGCAAATAAATCCCGCTCTTCGTCTTTTCTTCGACGACCTTGTGCATTTTCACAAGGATCTTGTATCCAATCGGAGTTGGAAGTGAGTTCATGCGTGTCCTTTGCGCGTAAAAAGCGTCTGCGTCAGTCTTCTTCTTGTTGGTGAACGAACTTGTCCCAGATTTCCTGGAACTCTTGCCTCGCCTGTTGCAATCCGGCGAGTTTTCCGACCATCATCCGGTACTCGGCGTGGTCTACGCACGAGCCAGAGACCAGATAAGCTGCGCTGGTCTCCGAAAGCTCGTCGATTCTCTTGCAAAACTTGTCCCGAAGGTTAAGCATTTGACCCCATTGTGTCCATCTTCGCCAGAATCTCCGCTATCTTCGCCTTCGTCAGGTCGTTCTCGGTCTGGATGCGCTGCATCTCAGCGGAAATACGAGCTTCGGACTCCGTTCTTTCAGTCTGGAGGCGCTGGATCTCAATCTGAAGGCGCTGATTCTCCAGTGCCAACTCGCTTTGAGCCTGTTGCTGGCGCTGAGCAGTAGCCTGCTGAGTCGCCTGCGCCTGAGATTGGATACGAGCAGCCTCAACTTGAGCCTTGGTCTGGTTCTTGACCATCTCCAGCTGAGCTTTCTGTTGCGATTCCTGAGCCTTCTGCTGCAACTCGGCCTGCTTGATCTGCAATTCAGCCTGCTGAAGCTGCACAACAGGGTCTTGCGCCTGCTGCTGGAACTGCTGCTGCTGAGCTTCCGCCTGGGTTTGCTGCAACAACATCTGCGAAGCATCAGCAATCGCCTTAGAGAGATGGGCTTCTATATCCCCAGGCATCGGTTCGCCAGGGGCAGGGAGTGGGATGCCCAGCTTTTGCTCGATCTGAGCGCGGTATGCAAAGCCAACATGCTCCGCAATGTGCGCCATGAACGCTGCAAAGATCGCGTTTGCCTGAGGATTCTGTCCTAGCTGCTGCTGAACCGAGGGGCTTTGGACGTACGCCATGTGCGCTTTGATATGCGACTCGTGATCCTGAACCTGATAAGCCTTGGCAGGCTTCATGTTCGTCAGGTTCATATTCTCAGAGATGGGATCCAGCAGCGGGGCATCATTCTTTTCGGGGATGATCTTCTTCACATCCTTGA